GCGACAGCACCAGTTGGTCTTGATGTTCCTGAATTAGTTGTTTGAATTGCTGATAGTGCGTTATTTAAATCTGTTCTAAATGCAGGGAAACCCTGATTTGCTATGTTATAATCGTGTTGTGCCATATTCTATCTAATATCCTTTAGCTAAATAATCAAAAGTTTTAGTAACTCCTGTGTTGCTACTGTTTTTAAATGCAACATTGAAACCATTAACAGTTTTATTTGAAATTGTAAAGAAATCTCCAGTATTTAATCCTTGTGCTGTTATTCCTACTGCATAAGAATTTGAATAAAAAGGATTAGTAAATACAACATTATAAGTGCCAGTTCCTGAAGTAATATCATTACCACTAAATATTCTATCTGGCATATCTATACTTACTGATAAAGCACTAATAACTGGAGTAGAAGCTAAATCAAAAGAAGTTAATACTACTCTAAATTTATAATATCTTGCTGTGTAATCACCGACTACAAAGTTTCTAAATGAAGTATAAGTTATATTGTCATTAGATAAAGCAATCTCAATATGTGCATTACAATTTGCAGGAGTATCGCCATCAAAGCTAGAACTAGCATCATCAAAGTTTCCAGTTCTTGCATCAAACAAGTCATCTAAATTATCTGAAGATTGTGTAATAGAAGCAGTAACTCTTGAAGTATAAACTGCACCTATATCTATCGGAGAAGCAAATACATAATTTCCACTAGAATATAAATCAAAAGAAGTAAGACCAGAATCAAAGAATGAAGTACCAGAATCAAAATTGCCAGTTGCACTATCAAATAATTCTGAAGAATCTAATCTTAAAGTTCCGTCAGATACTAAGGTTTGAAATTTAGTTCCTGAGAATGTAGGTGATTCAGTTTGTGTAGCAACAGCATTAAAGTTTCCGATTGTGCTTATGTTAGTAGCAATAATTGTTTCATTAGCAGATAAGTTGCCAGATTTATCAACTGCTTTAATTAAATAAGAACCTACTCTTGCAGGTACAGTAATACTGGTTGCTGGTCTTGCAACTTTTTCAACTAAAGAAACTGAGTTAGCCCAAGAAGCACCACTTGTTTGTGTTGAATATCTTATTTGATAATAAGCTAAATCTAAATCAGGTATTTGTGTCCAAGATAAATGAGCATCACTTCCAATAATATTACAAGAAAAATCTTCAACATCAGCAGGTGAAGCAATACCACCAATAATAGTTCTTGATGCAGAAGTGTATGTAGAAGAAACTCCTAATGTGTTAAATGCTTTTACTCTAACATTATAAAGAGAACCATCTATTACGTTTAATATTCTTTGAGTTAAACCTTTTCCTTGTGCATGAATAATGTAATCGGTATCTGTACTTAGTTTATATTCAACTTGATAGAAGTCCACAAAGTTATCTAATGAAGCACCAATAGTTACATCTAAAGCAGTTATGACTACTCCGTCTGAATATTCTATTAATTGATCGTCAAGAGTTACTGAAACTGGTGCAGTAACAGAAAATGGATTAGGTAATACTGTATCAGCTATTATTGGTGCTTCTAATTTATTTTCGTAATCGTAAAACGAATCTTGGTGTTCTTCAATTCCTAAAGTTACTGTTGAATCTGAATTGATAGCTAAAGACATAACTCTAAATGGCTTAACACTAAATCCTGCTGTGTCATAAGTAGCTGTTACTATATCTCCAATAGATAAATTAAGTCCTTCTGAAGTTACTGTTACTTCTGCTTTTAAATTGTTTCTTGATCTCTTTAATATGTTCTCGCAAATTTCTTCTGCTTGATATGGAGAAGTTACTTGCAACATATCAAAACTTCTCTCTAATAAAGTTTCATTATCTTCTGTAAGCATTGTTGCGAGTCTATCTGCTGAATCTAAGTGTGCGTCATCAAATGGTGGATAAGAAACTGTATCTGATTGATAATCTTTATCTGGGTTTGTATATGTACCAACTACACGATTATACTTTTCTGATTTGCTTTCACCTTGTAATTTAACTTCACTAACAACATTATCTTTAGTTAATAATAATTGTGATGCACCTGAACCTTCAATAATAATTTTGTATTTACCTTGTGTATAATTAAAGATTGCTCTCATAGGAACTAAGAGTTCTCTTACATTCTCTAATACTTTTTTCTCACTATCTAATACTGCATTTGTTTCAAATAAGTTAATTGTACTTGCACCTGAATATGGAGTTACTTGTGTGTCGCAAGTATTTGCAGAAGTCTTAAATGAATCATAGTTAGTTTCAAAAGAATCATTAGGTAATCCTTTTCCATATCTAGTGTTTCTTAAATAATCTAAAAGAATTAATGATGAGTTTGCAGAATAAGCCCAAGTAGAAGCTGTGTCTTGTCTATGAGAACCAGAACCACCTTTAGTTGTGTCTAATCTGGGGTCATAAATCTTTTTACCTCTTAAAGTTACTCTAACTTCTGGTAGTCCATTAAAAGCATCTTGATTCCATTTAAACCTTAAAGCAACATAAGCAAGACCAGATAGTTTATGATTTGATGTCCAGTTAGTTGTTTCGTCAAGTAAAGAAGAAGCTGATTGATTATCTAATCCAAAAAATGGTTGAATAGATATTAAAGATTCTCCTTTATAAAAATTAGTGTCAGAACTATTTACTGTTCTTACTGTTCCGTCAGTTAATGAACCACTCCAAGTTACTAGTTTATCATCAACGTAAACTTCATCTATTGCTGTAATTCCCCCACCACCACCTTCGCTAAGAATTCCAGCGACATAAAGATATTCATTAGCTGAACCAGAACTTTCAACAAATACTCTAGTTAATCCTACTTGTCTTTTTCCATAAACAATAGGAATAGCATTGTTGTTAGAGTCTTTACTTACAGTTACTCCTTTAGCTTCGTCTTGTGAACTTTGTCTAGGTGCTTTTGGTTTTGGAGAAATTAAATAACTTATAGCAGTAGTTATAACAAACTGAATTATTGCTGATACTATTGCACCTTTAACCATTAAACGTGAAACTCCCTCTTAAATTTTTCAGACTTCCTATAAATATTAAAGTTATTATCTTCTCTAACCCATTTAACTGATTCATTAACTTCAATCTTATCTCTAAAATAATTCCTAACCCATTTCATAATTTGCAAACAATTACTCTTTGCTAATACATTCATTACCCAAATATTATTTCCACAGTTCCACTCGTTATCTTTTAATTTTTTAGTAAATAAAAATCTTTGTTCAACATTATCACTTAGGTATGCCCAATTAGTAAAACCTACATCTTGATTGCCAATTCTGTGTATTTGATATTGGTCTAAGTTTATTGATGGAGTAATTGCTTTAACTAATTCTGCATAACTAAATTTATCGTATTTAGGAAACTGTCTAAATAAATGTATTGTTCTATATAGATCATTCATTATGCAGAACCCCATTTAATTTTTTTAGCTGTCTGACTTGCATACTCCATGCCTTTGTCATTTGGGAAAAATAGTTTCTGTGAGTTCTCAGCAGTTCTTCTTCCTGAAATCTTTTCAAAATCTGCCCAATGTGAAGCTATAATAATATTTACAGATGAAGTAGTTGCATCTTCTTCTAAAGTAAAACTAGATATTCTTCCGTCAAATAAAAGAAATGGGTCAGCTATTAATGCCTGACTATCATCTAAGAAACCTCTATAAACTTTTGCAGGTTTATTCATGTAATTATTATTAAGTAACAAAGAAATTATTGTAGTATCTGCACCTGAGAATTTAAGTGATAATGTATTTACTGCAACATCAGCATTTTCTTGAACTTCTGAACTTCCTAAGAATAAAGATGAAGCTGTATAAGTATTTCCATCATAACTTAAATTTTTATAATGATCTGTGTAATAAGTTCCAGTACTAATACCTAAGTAAACAAGTTCAACTGGATTAAGTTTATTAGTTGCTATCTCGGCTATTACTCCAGCACTTAATGATCTTGTCATTACAATACCTCTATAAGATCAATTTCGTATTGGAAATAATTTTCTGTGCTTATATTAAATTCTTGAATATCTCCAGTTAGTCCAACTGTAAAATCTACATTAGAATAAATTAGAACTGCGTTGTCAGCTACGTTTGCTCTTAATGGTGGTTCAAATGTTAATGTTCCTTGACCAGAACCATTAGATGATACATCTGCCATAACCATATAGACTTTTGCTTGTCCAGTAAATCTAAAATAATCTCCAGCTTTAAAAACTCCTGATGTGCTGTTAGCCATTCCATCTATTGCAACAGAAGTAACTCCTGCACTAATAGCACCATTGACAGATATAACTCCTGAAGCAACTCCAAGAGCATCATCTATTGTTGGTGGAACATATTGGAATGATTCCATTTGTGATCTTTGTTTCATAACAAAAGCATTTATAGGTGCAAACTCAGTTCTTGTCATAACTGGAAATCTTAGTCTTAATCTAAATCTTTGTCCGTCTATTTGTCTAGCTTGTCGTCTGCCAGAAGCAGTTGTTGTAACAATAGTATTCTGGTTAGAACTTATAGCTACATCTCTAGGTGCTGGGCTTGAAGGGAATGTTCCACTCATACTATATTAGATTTTCCTTTTTGATTAGCACCCTGATTAACTAAGTTAATTATAGTTGCTCTATTATCAATTAATAATTCTTTAATACCTCTAACATCATTTGCTTGAATATTAAAATTAATATTCATTCCATTTAAACCCATATCGTGATTAGGCACAATAGTTCCATTTGATGAAGGTATAAACATTTCTCTACCACGTTCTCCTACTGTGATTGGCATACCACCTCTTACTGAACCACCTTCTGCAAATGGAGAAACAACAGAAGCATCAATAGGAGTCATTCCACCACCACCACCAAAGAGACTTGCACCTATTTTAAATAAAGAACCAAATAATCCACCACTATCATCACTACTAATAGCTTGTCTTTGTGCTAGTAAAGCATTTTGTTTAATAATTTCTAGTGTTTGTAATTTTTGAATAGATAACTTTATTCCTTCTCTAATTAATATTTCAATTTGCGTTGCTAATATTTTAACCAAAGCATTTTGCACAGCAGATTTTAAAGCTTCGCCTAAAGACTTTCCTAAAACAATAGATTCAGCAATACCTTTTGAAAAATCTTTAATACCCTGATTAAGTGTCCCCACAACTATATCAGAAGTTTTATTTAATTCTTTTAAAGACTCACCATTTATTGTTTTAAATTTTTCAATAATTTCATCTAGCAATCCAACTTGTTTTTCTAAGCCAGAACCAGCATCATTAATCAATCTATTTTTTTCTTGATTTTTTTCATTAATAGCTTTTGTCTTTTCGTCTATTTGATTTAAAAACTCTTTAATAGTTCCATAAGCACCAGATTGTTTATTTAATTCACCTGTGTTTTTTTCTAAGAAGAATTTTTGATCGCTAAATTGTTCTATAAATTTTTTTTGTTGGCTTATTAAAGCACCAAGTAATACTGCAAGAAATTTACCACCAGTACCTAAAAGCAAAAATCCAATAACACCCAATTCTCTTACACCACTTGGCAAAGAATCTAGTAATTTTAATAGTCCTTCAATTCCAGTTGCTACAAATTTAAATATAGGTGCAATAGCATCAATAACTAAACCAGTTCCTAATAATAAACCTTTTATTGCTTTAGTAAGTTCTTCTCCAAATGAAGTTGCAAAATCTTGTAAAGCTTGGCTATTTTTATCTAGGTTATCATTAATAACTGATAAACCTGCTGATATAAAATTAAACAATCCACCTTTATTAATATCATTTTGAAATTTAACAAATGAGTTAGTGATCTTAGTTAATGTTCCTTGAAATGTATTTGATAAGACACTAGTTGCACTTGCAAATCTTCCACCACTTCCAAATACTCTAACAAATGCTTCTTCAGTAGCAGAAGCACTTACATCAGCACCTTTTGAAAATCCTAATAAACTTGCGACACCTTTGTCTTGGAAAAGTCTTGCTGAACTAATTCCTCTTGTAAAAGCTTTAGATATTTGTTCAGCAGAAGTTTGAAAATCTAAACCTGTTATTGCAGATACATTACCAACTATCTCTAAGTTTCTCGCTAGTTCTTCTGTGTCTTTTGAAACTATTGCTAAATTACCAGCAGAAGAAATAATGTCTTGAAACGCAAATGGAGATTTACTAGCAAAAGAGTTTAATATTTTAAATGCCTGAGAACCTTTTTCTACTGAACCAAATAAGAATGATAATTTATTTTCTGTTAATTCGGCTTCACTTCCTACTCTAGTTAATCCTTTTAAAGCTACTCCACCCCCTAAACCTATTAAAGCATTTCTTAAATTGAATATTGAATTTTTTACACCAGTAAATGCTTTTGAAGCATTATCTATAACATTAAGTTTTATGTTTAGTTGCTGATCTGCCATTATAAAGTTTTTCTTTTTCTGCCTTCACCTTAAAGTAAGCTATCCAATAATAAAATTCATCTTGTGTCATAAGACAAATTTCTTCCATACTTTTGTTTAATTCCTGACCAAGAGCAAGTATAGAAAATAACTCCGTATCAGTTCTTACTTTTTTTCAGCTTCCTCGTAAGAAACACCATTCAACATTTCTGTTGATAGTCTAGCTATAACATTTGCATCAGCATTATTCAATAATGTTAGCTTATCATCTAGCTTAAATATTTTATTTCCTTCTGCGTCTTTTGCTTTTAAAACGATTGCATCTACCAATACTCCTAGATCATCATTCTTAGCACCTTTAAATAGGTTTCTTTTTTCTCCTAAAGTAAATGGTGAGCAATATATTATTAAAGGTTTGCCTTCCTCGCCCCACTCAGCTACTTCAATTTTCTTAATGCCTAAAGCTTCAAATTGACTTTTGACTCTATCTATTACGTTCATATCTTCCTTTTCTAATTAATAATTAATTATGCGTTCCTACTGTTATTGCACCAGTTCCAGTAAACGTCATTTCTGCTTCTACCATTCCGTCAAAAGAAGCACTTACGTTGTAACCTGTAACTATTGCATCACCTGAAAAAAATTTATCTCCTGCTGATGTTCCTTCTGGAGATAAGTTAATCGTAATTGCTGAACCAGCAGTTACTAATAATTGTCCTGCATCTGCTTCATCAAAAAATAAACTAGCTGAACCTGAAAAACCTTTTAATCCAGTTTTGAAAGTTCTGCTTGAATCACCTAATGAAGTATCTTCAATAGTGTCTGATGTTTGCTCTAGTGTATAACTTCTTAATTCACCTAAAACAGTTGAACCAATTTTTATTACACCTTCTGAGCCAGTATGTGTTGCCATTTTTTTTTCCTTGTATTGTTAATGTTAAGGTGTGCCAGAAGTGTATTGATACATAACTCGCACCACCATTCTGATACCACCAATAGGAAACAAAACTCCTTCATCAGTAGATACTTCTACTATTTGAGTTTGTTTTGCGAACCCACCTCGTGTTCTATCAGAATTTAATGAAGTTTCAATCGTAGTGATTAACTCATTACGTTTTGTGTCAATATTTGTTTTAGTTCCTTTAACATATCCAACTATTACATAGTCAGCTACGGCTTCTCTTAATGCACTTGTAAAACTTATTGTTTGATCTGTTCTGGTTTCAT